CAGCGGACGAGGAAATCACCCCGGACTTTGTCCAGAACGCCGTTGATGCAGCCATCAAAAAGGCACTGGGCCAGCAGGAGCCGGAACAGAAGCAGGAGCAGCAGCTCACCAAAGCCGACCTGTCCGACCTGATCGACGGCATCGTCGCAAAGTCCGTCAGCGCAGTGCTGAACAGCCGCGCCAACCCCACCAACCTGAACGGTGCATCCGGCACTGTCCAGAAGTCCGCCGCGCAGGATGAATGCTACCTGCACGGCATCCTGTAAGTGAAAAAGGAGGACACCAATATGCCGCGTTCCATTGAAGACATCATCCGCAACGCCATCAACACCGGTGACTTTACCCCCAGCGCAGGCGCGGGCATCCTGTCCAGTGAGCAGGCCCGCAAGTTCATTCAGCAGACCTTTGAAGCCACCACGCTGGGCGGCCTTGTTCGCCACGAAATGCGCACCGCACGTTCCGGCGAGATCGACAAGATCGGCATTGCATCCCGCCTGCTGCGTGAGAAGACCGAGGACACCGACGACGGCTACCGCGCAGGCGTGAACACCACCTCGATCAAGTACGCCTGCACCCCTGTTCGTCTGCCTTGGGAAATCACCGAGGAAACTCTGCGCGAGAACATCGAGGGCCAGAACCTTGAGAACATCATCACCAACATGATGACCACCCAGACCGGCATTGACACGCTCGACCTGTACCTGAACGGCGACGAGAAGTTCGCAAAGGTCAAGGCTTTCAGCGCGTCCACCGCCTACCAGAAAGGCGACCTCGTTTCCGACGACGGCAAGGTCTACGAGTTCACCGCAGCCCACAGCGCAGGCGCATGGACTGGCACTGATGCCGTGGCCCTTGGCACTACCGGCGACGCCGACTTCCTGAAAGTCAATGACGGCTGGATTAAGCAGCTGCGTGAGGGCGCACACGTCGTGGACGCCACCGCGAACAACTCCATGACGCTGGATATGTTCTACAACTCCCTGCACGCTATGCCGAACAAGTACAACAACGGCAAGCTGCGCTGGCTGATGTCCCCCCATCGTGCGCAGGAGTGGGAGCTGCACCTGCTGAACCAGATCATCGACAAGGGCGGCGCGGTGCCTGATTCCATCTACAACAGCCCCGCAAAGGTGCCTGTCGTCGAGTGCCCGTCCCTGCCTGATGACAAGATCATTCTGACCGACCCGAAGAACCTTATTGTCGTCAACACCTACGGCATGAAGATCAGAAAGACCGTGGAGGGCAAGGAAGCCATTATGAAGGACAAGCGTTTTTATGTTGTCCACTTTGACTTTGACCCCATCATCGAGGAGCTGGACGCGGCCGCCATCATCACCAACATTAAGTGATCTGGCCCCGCTGATACGAAAGGCAGGAGAACAGAATGACGTACCACCTCAGACTGAAAAACGCTATGTCCTACACTGGCGTGGTCAATGCCACGCGGGAGGAACCCGATGTTTTTACCGCAGATGAAGCCATCAAAGCCGCCGCCCTGCGCAGCGGCTACTTTGATCTGGTCGATGTTCTGGCTGAACAGGACACGGCCGCCCCCGCTGACGCCGACACCATCCCGCTGACCCCGGCAGGGGAGCAGGCCGACGATGGCAGCACCCCGGCCACCCTTGACCGGGCCTACCTCGAAAGCCTGTCCTTTGCCGAGCTGAAGCGTCTGGCAAATGACATGGACGTCCCGGTCACGAAGACCACGAAAAAGGCCGAGCTAATCGACACGCTGGCCGCCGAGACCGTCACCGTCCCGGCAGAAGCCGACGACACCGAGCCGGATTTTGGGGAGGTCTGACCCATGCCTGCACGTCCTTGGATAACCCCGGAGCAGGTGCGTGAATACTCCGAAACGCCGGAAGTCGTCGCACGGACGGACGCAAAGCTGACCGTGGACATCTCCCGCGCTGAACAGTACATCCTGACCTACACCCACAACAAGGAACTGCTGGACATGGACGAGCTGCCGGAGAGCGTCAAGACCGCCTGCATCCTGCTGGCCGAAGCCTACGCCCACAATGCCGCGCTGACGTCCTCTAAAACGCTGAAATCCGAAACCTTTGACGATTACAGCTATTCGGCCGATCATTCGGACATCGAAGTCCGCAACCTCGATCTGGCCGCCCTGCTGGACGACTACGTCGTGGCAGCAGCCAACGGCACAGTCACCATGCGTATGCGGCGGCTGTAAGGGGGCACAACATGGCATTTGAACAATTTCTCAACGACCTGTGCGACATCTACCATGTGCAGAAAGACACAGGCTCCCCCGGCTATGGCCTGAACAAACAGCCGACCTTTTCCTACCCGGCAGAGCCGGACGTCCCCGGCGTCGCCTGTCATTTCGGCGTCAAGAGCGAAAGCACATCCATCAACCAGACCGCCCCGGTCAACGTCAAGGAATCCCGCATCAAGCTGACCCTGCCCACCGGGACGGACGTGCGCCTGAACGATAAGATCATCGACAAGAAGAACGGCTATGAGTACATCGCGGAAATCCCGCACGACGTCCACGGCCACCACATTTTTGTCTATGTCACCGCAAAGGGACAGCAGAGGTATTTGTGATGGCGACCGTCAACGTGGACGTTTCCGAATTTCGCGCCTTTTTTCAAAAGATGGGCAAAGCCGCATCCGGGGATTTTAAGCGCGAAATGGAGCTTTTCTTGGAGGGCCTTGGCAACGAGTTCTTGCGCATCCTGCAAGACGAAATTGTCCGGCGAAAGGTCATGGACACACGCCAACTGCTGGCGTCCTTTGAGAAAGGGGAACAGGGCAACGTCTGGGAGCTTTCCGACGGCGACCTGACGCTTGAAGTCGGCACAAACGTCGATTATGCGTCCTACGTCAACGACGGCCACTGGACGAACCCCAAAGGCGTACAGTACCGCTTTGTCCCCGGCTACTGGCTGGACGATGGCCGCTTCATTTACGACCCATCCGCAGAGGGCGGCATGGTGCTGAAACAGCACTGGGTCGAGGGCAAGCACTACTGGGAAAGCGCGTTGCGCATCATCGACAAGATGATGCCCGACCTGCTGGACGCAAAGCTCCAAACTTGGCTTGATGAATATTTCGAGTAATCGACTTTCCAGCACCGGGAAGTCGATTTCATTTTGCCATCATGCCAGTTTTGGGGCCATCTGACCGAACGAAACCCACAAAAAAGGAGAACTCATGCTGGAACAGGACTTAGCCAGCATCATGCGTTTTCTGACCGAAAAGAGCGGCAGCCCCGCGCCGTACTACAACAACGTGCCTGAACAGTTCCGCATCCCGGCGGTCTACTTTCCCCGGCCGGAGATCGGCAGCAGCGGCGACACGCTGAACACCTACGCGCTGGATTTTTCCCTTTTCGTCAAATTCTTTCACCGCACGAAAGAGGACGCATACGAGCTTGGCTACACCGCCCTGAATGCCCTGCTGGAACGCCGAAACAGAATCCCGCTGATCGACGAATCCGGCAAGCCGACAGGGAAGTATATCCGCATCCGCGACCCTACCCTGCGGGCCGTGGACGAAAGCGCGGTACAACTGCAAATCGACTGGACAGCCAGAAAGCCGTTTGCAGACGCACCCGAAAAAATGATGCAGACCTATGAGATCGAAACCCAGATCAAAAGGTCTTATGATGCTGCAAAAGCAGAACAGGAGGTTTTGTATGGCATCCAAAGCAACCCCTGAACAGGCAGCGGCGAAGTTCCCGCTGGAATCCCTGCGCAAGAACTGCCGTGCAGTCTTTGGCGTGTCGTCCTGCGTCTTTGCAGGCGCGACCGCCGACCTGCCCGACGGTGAATACACCAAAGAGGACATTAAGGCCCGCATCGACGCATGGGCCGCAAAGGAGGTCAAATAATGGCTGGTGGTAAGTTTGACAAGCTGGCCGGAAAGACCCGGCCCGGTACTTACATCAATTTCAAGAGCGAGCGCGCCGACACCGTCGGCACCAGCGAACGTGGTACCGCCATCATCCCGCTGATGAAGCCCGCCTATGGACCCGCTGGCTCCTACATCGAGCTGACGAACGCTGGCCCGGATGCAGCTTATGCAAAGCTGGGCTTTAGCGTCTACGACAGCGACACCAATCGTCAGATGCTGCTGATCCGCGAAGCGTTCAAGAACGCAAGCAAGGTGCTGGTCTACATCGTCAAGGAGGGCACGAAAGCCACCGCGACCAATGAAGCCACGCCCACCCTGACCGCCACCGCAAAATACGGCGGCAGCCGTGGCAATGCTCTGACCGTTACCGTGGCTGCAAACCCTGTGGCAGGTTTTGACGTCACTGTCAGTCTGGCAGGCAACACCGTCGCGTTCTATGAGGGTCTGTCCACCGTGGCCGACCTGATCGATCAGAACTGCGAGTATATCACCTTTACTGGCTCTGGCGAACTGGCGGCCATTGCTGCGATGAACCTCACTGGCGGCACGGATGCAACCCCGCAGAACTCCGACGTCACCGCTTTTCTGGACACGCTGGAGGGCGTCAAGTTCAACACCGTCGCCATCCCCACTACCGACAGCAGTCTGCAGGCGGCCATCAAGACGAAGATCAAGTATCTGCGTGAGAGCATGGGTCGTGGCGTTCAGGCCGTCGTTCCTGACTTTGCCGCAGACTACGAGGGCATTATCTCCGTCAAGAACGGCTACTCCATCGACGACGACAACCTGTCCGCTGCTGAAGCCTGTGCATGGGTGGCAGGTGCGACCGCTGGCGCGTCCTACACCGAAAGTCTGACCTATAAGACAGTCGATGGCGCAACTGGCCTGAATCCCGCTCTGACCCACGAGGAATATGTGGACGCCATCAACAAGGGCCACTTTGCTTTCTCTGTGTCCGAGGAAAACAAGATCATCGCCGAGTACGACATCAACAGCCTGACCAGCTTTAAGCAGCCGAAGGATGAAACCTACCGCAAGAACCGCGTCATCCGCGTTTTTGATACTTTCCAGGAATCCGTACAGCTCAACTTCCCGCCCAACAAGTACAACAACGGCCCGGTCGGCTGGGACACTATGGAGGGCGTTGGCAAGTCTATCTTGAAGCAGTTCTTGGACGCCGACGCAATCTCCGATGTGGACTATGACGCGGACTTCCTTGTTGATCGTGACGCATCCTACGGCGACAAGACCTATTTCGACGTCAATCTGAAGCCCTTGGACAGCTCCGAAAAGCTGTTCTTCACTACCCACACCCGCTAAGCGGAAAGGAGCGTAAACCATGGAATATAACGTGCGCCCGATTTCTATCCGCGATGGTAAAATCATCATCGACGGTGTCGAAGCTGGCGATTCTGTCAGCGCAAGCGGCGTTTTTACCCCCGATACTTGGAGTGGCAAGCAGCTGGGCGACAAGTCGAACAGCACTCGCTGGCTGGGCTACAACATCACTGTTGCCTTGACCCGCCACCGCTCTAATCCTTGGATTAAGGAAGTCATCAAGAAGTACAAGGACACTGGCAAGACCCCTGAAATCATCATTCAGGGCATTATGTGTGACGGCGATTCCGACTTTTTCGACAAATACGGCAACGACGTCTGTACCTTTGTCGGCTGCGTCCCGACTGGTGCAATGCCGCTGACCTCTCTGGACAGCAACGGCGATGTCGTCACCGACAGCCTGACCTTTAACGCCCGCGACTTCCTGTAAGCCGCCACAGCGGTGAAAAAGGGCGATTTTCACCGCTGTGAAAACATCACAACAACAAACTGAATGTAAAGCCGCCCCTTTTGACGAATCACGTTTGAAAGGGGCGGCTTTTTCTTTTTATGGAGGTTTTAACATTATGGCTACTGCAAACAAAAGTCTGAAATTCTTCATGCGTCCGCAGGAGGAGCAGATTGTCACCTTTACCGGCCCCGAATCCTTTAAGGATGATGAGGGCAACCCCATTGAGTTTGAGGTCAAGGTGCTTCCCCAGCGCGAGATCGACAAGATCAACAACATCTACCGCAAGCGCAGCATTGCCACCGACAAGAAGGGCAACCCGATTGTCGATGGTGGCGAAGTCGTCTGGCGCACCGAGCGCGACCCTGCACGCTCCCTGCGGCATATCATCGTGGCCGCATTGCAGTACCCGAAGCTGGACGACAAAGCCATGATGGACTACTACAAGTGCGTGGACATCACCGATATGCCCCTGCTTGTGTTCAACAACCACAAGGACTACGACTACGTTACCAAGCACGTTCTGCAGGCCCTTGGCATTGTCGAAGCTCCGAAGGATGAAGATACCCTGAACGATGCAAAAAACTGATAAAGGCGGCTGGCTCTGATGGCTACTGGGCACACACGCTTTGGCAGCGTCACGGCCTACGCCCGGAAGAGTACGACGCCATGCCGCGAAAGATGCAGCTTTTTTACATCGCATCCGAGCTTGTTGTCGATGAAGAACAACAGCTTGCCCACATACAAGCTGAAGCCGCGAGGAGGTGAGGACTAAATGGCGAACTTAACAGCAAAATTCCAGCTTATCGACGAAATGAGCCAAAAGCTGGAGGGCATTGCCGCAACTGGCGAAGCTATGCTGGACAACTGGGAATCGGCAGGAGATGCAGCGAGTGCAGCTCTGGATGGAATTTCATCCTCTGCAAGCTCTGTTGAATCGTCTTTGGACGGGGCGACAAGCATCCTCGAAAAATACAATGCAGCAGCGGACGACGCGGCCCAGAAAACCGACTATTGGACGAACGCGGTCGGCGGCTACGATAAAGCCATGATGGAAGCCACATACTCCACGCAGGAGCTTGTCGATATGGGCGTCAAGTCCACCGCCGCGCTGGACGACCTGAACGACATGATGGCCCTCTGCGAAAAGTCGTCCGATGAACTCTCGAAGTCCGTCGAAGCATCGGTCGACATCCATGACGAGCTGACCGCGTCCATCAAGAAAACGGGCGACCAGCTCGATGACCTCATGCAGAACGAAAAGCTCTCTGCCGAAACAAAGGACGAACTGAAAGCCGCCAGCGATGCAGCAGCGGAAGCCCTCAAAGAGCTGGCACAGGCCCAGCTTGACGCGGACGCCGCAATGCAGAATTACCAGCAGGTCATGGCATCCGGCACGGAAGACCTTGACAAGCTGGAAGCCGCCGCAGAGCAGGCGGGCCACGCTGCCGAATCTCTGGCAGCCGCCAACGGCAAGGCCAGCGACGCCACCGACGCACTGGCGAAGTCCACCCAAAAGGCAAGCGACGAAGCGGACAAGGCCAGCAAGACCGGAGCTGAAGCAGTCGAAACCATCGCACAGGCCCTTGCAGCGGCCGGCATAACGGCCACCATCAAGGAGATTACCTCTGCGGTCTACGACTTGACCGATACTTACAGCAACGCGGAAAAAATCATCGTCAACGCCACCGGTGCGACCGGGGACGCGCTGGACAGTCTGGGCGCAAGTATGCTCAAAGCCTACTCCGGCAATGACGATGCACTCGACGCCGTGGCCGGAGCGGTTGGCGAAATCAATACCCGACTGGGCTACACTGGCGACACGCTGTCCGAAGTCACCGGGCAATTTCTGGACTTTGCCGACATCACCGGGCAGGATGTCGTCGGCTCTGTGCAGCTCGTCACAAAGGTAATGAACAAATGGGGCGAGGATTCTTCCAAGCTGCCGAACGTCCTTGATGATTTGGCCTATGCGGGCCAAATCTCTGGCCTGTCCGTCACAACCCTGAGTAATACCCTGATCACCGGCGCATCGTCCTTGCAGGAAATGGGCCTATCGCTCGAAAACGCCATCGGCCTGCTGGCAAAAATGGAGCTTTACGGCGTCGAGGGCACGTCCACCATCACGGCCATGCGCACCGCCGTCAAGAACTTTGCCGCCGACGGGCTGGATGCACAGGAAGCCCTGCAAGATACCATCACCGAAATTGCCAACATGAAAGACAGCTCCGAAGCCACCACAAAGGCCGTGGAAGTCTTTGGAAGCAAGGTCGGCGTGGACTTTGCGCGGGCTATCCGGGACGGTGCTATCACCACCGACACCCTGACGGGATCTCTGGATGAAGCGGCCGGGACGTTGGAACGCACCGCCGCGGCCGGCGAAAGCCTGTCCGAGAAATGGGAAAAGGCCAACAACAAGATGAATGTCGCCTTTACGCAGGTCTTGGAGCCTACCATCCATGACGCATCTGCTGAACTGGCCGAACTCTACGGCAACGTGGGCGACTTCCTCTCTGAGCATCCCAATGTGGTAAAGGCCCTGACTGCGGTCGGTACAGGCCTTGGAACCGTGGCTATTGGCGTCGCTGGCGTTTCCGCATCTTTCGTCTTTGCAAGCTCCACCGTCAAAGCGTTCGTGTCGGCTATTTCGCCATTTGCCCCCGGCCTGTTGGTGGCTGCCGCTGCTGTTACGGCTCTGACCGCCGCCGTCACCATGCTTGGCGACAAGTATGAGGACACCTACGACGAAGCCATGTCCATGACCGCCACCACCGCCGCGCAGACCAAAGAACTGGAATCCCTCAAAGAGCAGTATGACAAAGCCTGCCGCACCTACGGCGACACGTCCGATCAGGCATCCACCCTGAAATACCGCATCGACGAGCTTTCCGCCTCGCTGGACAACAACGGTCAGAGCGTGGACGAGTATGTGGCCCAGATCGACGCTGTAATCAGCAAGCACGATGACCTGATCGACAGTTTCGGCAGCAATACGCAGGCCATCCATGACAGCGAGGTCGAAAACCTTGCACTGGCCGCCCAGCTCGACGCACTGGCAAGCTCCACCGGCAACAGCACCGAGAAGCAGGCCCAGATGGAAGCCATCATCGACGAGCTGAACAGCAGCATTGATGGCCTGAACCTCACCTACGAAGACCTGACCAGCAACCAGAGCAAAGCCATTGCCAACGTCAAGGAAATGGCGAAGCAGCAGGCCGAGCAGGAACTGAAAACCGAAAAGTATCAGGAGTATGTAGACCTGCTGAAAGAGCAGGCTACCCAGCAAGAAGCCATCAAGGAAAATGATGCAGCTATCGCCGCCGCGCAGGAGCGCGTGAACGAAGCCCAGAAGGTCTATGAGGACTACATCGCCGAGCTGTACGCACAAGACCCCACCGGCATGGCTACCATCTCCGCACAGTGGTCTGAACAGGCCGCAAACCTCAACGCTGCGAACGAGGAGCTGCAAAAGTATCAGGACAAGCAGGGCGAGCTGCAAAAGACCCTTGACGACACGAACGACCGGCTCGAAGTCATCGACAAGTATTACAACCAGCAGGCCGAGGACGCCAAAGCCGCAGGCGACGAGATTGTTTCTGCACAGGAAGCTGTATCGCAGGCTTACAGCGATGTCCGCTCTGACGTGGAAAAGCTCTGCGAAGCCTACAACACCGCCTACGAAGCCGCAAAGGACAGCTTTGAGGGCCAGTTCGGGCTATTCGATGAAGCGTCCACTAAATCCGAGGACTATCTGAACTCCAACGTCAAGGCGGCGCAAGCTGCGCTTGATTCTCAGCTCAACTACTGGAACACCTACACGGCCAACATCGAAACCCTGAAAGCTACCTCTGCCGACGATCTGGGCATCACCGAGGAGAACTACAAGGCTTTGATGTCCTACGTCCAGGATGGCAGCGAACAGGCCGCAGGCTTGGCTGCCAGCATGGTGAGTGCCATCAACAGTGGCAACAAGGACGCCGTGTCGAAGCTGGCAAACACGCTGGCTGACGTCACCGCGAAGCAGGACGCCGCAGCGCAGGCTACCGCCGACTGGGTAACGGACTACGAGGGCCAGCTGGACGAGTTTCAGGCAAAAATGGAGGGCACGGTAGACGCTCTCGATATGTCCGACGAAGCCGGGAAGGCTGCAAAGGACACCATTGCCGAGTACGTCCAGAAGCTGAAGGATGGCAAAAAGGACGCCGTAGCCGCTGCAAAGGATGTGGCCGCATCTGTGGCCCTTGCTTTGCAGAACAGCACCACCTACACGCCGTCCGCCACTCCAACGACCACTGTGCCCGGCCATGCAGGCGGCACAACCGACGCTGAAAATGTTTTCATCGCTGGCGAGAATGGCCCGGAGCTGATTGTCGGCAAGCAGGGGAGCACCGTTTTCCCGACCGAAGAAACTGACCGCATCTTGCAAGCTATTTCTGGCATAAGTTTGGACATCCCGGACAGATCTTCCCCGGAGTCTATGCTTTCCGGCATCCTCTCGAAAGCCTATGACGCCGTATCCGGCAAAAACTCCGACCTGTCCGCAATCGACGCCGCCTATACTGGCGTTGAAAGCAGCGTTGCCCGCCCGGCGGCGGCCTACAGCAGCGTTTTGGATTCGGCACCGCTCAACGTACAGCCTGCCGCGAATGCTGCGGTATCGGGCGCACAGAGCAGCCAGAACGCACCCGGCGAGACCGTCAAGAAAATCATCCTTGAGCTTGTCGGAAAAGGCTCTGTGGAGGTTTCTGGCGGCTCTGGCAGCGGCATGACCGCAAACGATGTTCTGGAGCTGATTACCGACAACATCAAGCCTGTTCTGATGGGCATTCTCAAACAGGAGATTTTTGAGGAGGGCCAGTTGTCGTATGAGTATTAAATATCAAATCTGGTTCACTTGGAACGCCGAACGCGAAAAAATCAGGCTGCCCGTGCTGCCTGAAAAATTCAACGTCAAGAACGGCTCCAATAACCAGAGCATTGACCTTACCGGGCTTGGAGAAATCACGATCATGCAAAGCCGCCCGGCCCTGCAGTTCAGTTTTTCCAGCTTTTTCCCGGCGGGCTATTTCCCCGGCATCAAGTCTATCATCACCGTGCCGCCTATCCTCTACATCCGTATGATCGAGCGGTGGAAGAAAAGCAAAGTGCCGATTCACTTTATCAGTACCGGGAACTATATCAACCTGTACTGTACCATCGAAAGTTTCAACTACTCCGAAAGCGGCGGCGACGTGGGCACGTTCTCCTACGACATCACTCTCAAGGAGTACAGGGAAGTTTCCTTGAAAGCAGTTTCGGTTGATTCTTCCCTCATTGCCACTGTGCAGAACACCACGGCCCGCGTTGACAGCACGTCCACCCCAAAGACCTACACGGTCAAAAAGGGGGACTGCCTGTACAACATCGCAAAGTCTGTCTATGGCGATGGTGCAAAGTATTCCAGCATCTACACCGCAAACAAGTCCCTGATCGGCAGCAACCCGAATCTGATCCGGCCCGGGCAGGTCTTGAAGATTCCGTAAAGGAGGGAGCTGCACATGGCAAAAATCCAGTTGCTTTTGATTCAGGGCGACACCACAACGGACATGACTGCCCTTGTGAAGTCCGTCCACTGGAAAGGCCGCAAGGGCAGTTCTGCCCGCACTCTGACCGTGACCATGATTGACGACAACGGCTACAAACACGCCCGCAGCGGTATTGACGTAGAAGACGGCAACCAGTGCGTTTTCTATGTGGATGGACAGGAACGCTTTCGCGGCATCCTGCTGAATCAGGGTCAGAGCAGCAAAAAGCAGCTCAAATACACCGCCTACGATAACGGCATCTACCTTGCCAACAACAAGGACACCTTTGTCTACAAAAACAAAACTGCCGATGAAGTCTTTACCGACGTCTGCTCTCGTTTTGGCATCCCGACCGGGGACATCGCAAAGTGCAGCTACAAAATCCCGGAGCTTACCAAAAGTAAAACCACCGGGCAGGACGCCGTGCTGGACGCTTTAAGCCTTGACTATAAGGCAACTGGCATCCGGCACTATGTCAACAGCGACGGCGGCAAGCTCTCCCTTTTGCAGCGCAAAGATCAGGTTATTTCCTTTGTTGTCGATGGGGAAGCCAACCTGTATGACTACTCCTACACAAAAAGCATTGAGAACATCAAGACCCGCGTCAAGATGATCTCGAAAGAGGGAACGACCATCGCAGAAAAGACGAACGCCGATCTTGAAAAAAAGATCGGCATTTTCCAGGAAATCCAGCAGCCGGACGAATCGCTCACCAAAGCGCAGGTGACTGACCTTGTGGGCAGCGTCCTTAACACGCTGGACAAGCCAGAGGAAACGCTCGACCTCAACGTCTTGGGCGACGCTGACGTCATATCCGGCAAGGCAATTCTGGTGCGCATCCCGCATCTGAACATGAACCGAGCCTATTATGTGGACGACGATGACCATTATTTTGAGGACAATCTGCATACCATGAGCGTGACCCTCACCACGGCGGCAGAAATCAAAGAACAGGAGGACAAAGCCAATGGCTGAAACCAGCTTGAAGCAGATGTTCCAGAGCATGATACCTGCTGGCTCTGCCATCCTGCAAGGTACCGTCACAAAGGCAGATCCCTTGGAAATCACTGCCGAAAACGACAGCAAGCTCATTATCTCCGGCAATCAGCTTATCGTGCCTTGGCACCTCACTGACTATACCACCCACGCGGACTATATGATGGGGGATAAGGGCGAGCTGCGGGATGAAACCTACACGAAAGTTGACGGCGGCCATCTGCACGTCGATTCTCGCGGCGGAAACACATCTGAAGTTAAGCACAAGCACTACATCGAAAAACTGAACGCCTACAAAATGACCCTGAAAGTCTATAACCACCTGCAAAAGGACGATAAAGTCTACCTGCTTTCGCTCTGCAACGGCAAGGTCTATTACGTCCTTGACCGCGTCGCGGGGCAGGTAGCAGGAAAGGACATCTGAAATGGCCGTTTATATCCCTATCAACATAGCAGGTGTACAGGACGCGCAGGAAAAGCCGTCCAAAACGTACCGCCTTGACCTTGACGCGGGGAGAATTGTCGGCTTTGTGGACAACCTCGAAGCCGTGCAGCAGGCCATCCGAAAAGCCATCATTACCCCGCGCTTTAAGTGCCTGATCTATGATACCCAATACGGGAGCGAGATCGAGAACGCGGTCATTGCAAAGGACGCCAGCCGTGAGTATGCCGAATCCGTCATCGAAGGATTTGTCAAAGACGCGCTGGCCCCGGACACCCGCATTCTCGAATGTCACGACTTTTCGATTGAGTTTGAAAAAGACCACGCGAATATTGAGTTCACGGCTGACACCATCTACGGCGAAACCAAAATTGAGGAGGTGATCTAATGAGCAAATCCTATCAGGAAATCTTGGATGAAGCCTTGAGCAATGCGCCGCCGGGCATTGACACCCGACAGGGCAGCATCTACTACGATTCTATTGCCGGCATCTGCCTGACCATCGCGCGGCTTTATGCGGACATTGAAACACAGGGCAGGCTTGTGACCATTGTCCGTGCAATCGGGGACGAACTGACCGAAAAGGCGGCAGAGTACGGCATTACCCGTCACCCGGCCGCCCCTGCAAAGTATCATTTCACCTATGAGGGAGAAAAGCCGCCTGTCGGCGAACGCTTTTATAACGACGGAGCTTATTTTGTTCTCATGTACAGCGAAGATGGCTACTACTACCTGCAGGCGGAAGTGGCCGGAGCCGCGTCGCTTATCAGCAGCGGAACGGCAGCCATCCCCGTGAATGAGATCGCGGGTATGACTGCTGCAACCTTTGGCGAGCTGATCGAAAGCGGCACTGAAGAAGAGGACGACGACAGCCTGCGCACCCGCGTGCAGGAGAAAATAGCTGGCCCTGCCGAAAACGGCAACAAGCAGCACTACAAATCGTGGTGCGAATCAATCGACGGCATCGGCCATGCCCGCATTTATCCGCTTTGGAACGGCCCGAACACGGTCAAAGCTGTGCTGATCGATTCTGCCGGCCGCGCCTGTTCCAGCGAAAAGGTCAAGGAAGTACAGGACTACATTGACCCGGCCACGCGCGGCTATACCGCCAACGTGGACGGCTACACCTACACCGTCGGCGACGGAACGGGGGATGGCGTTGCAAACCTTGGCGCACATTTCACCGCCGTTTCTGCCCGTGAATTGAGCATCAACATTTCTTTTACGGCTGATCTTGCCAGTGGCTACACAAAGGACATCGCCAAAAGTCAGGTAAAAGAAGCCGTGGCTGCGTACATCGAAGATCTCGCGCTGAACGTTGCAGCCGCCGAAGATGTTATCATCCGCGCCGCCCGCATTGGCGCAATCATCATTGAGCAGGACGCGGTGCTGGACTACTCCGACCTTACCATCAACGGCGGCATAAGCAACATCGTTCCCGGCGATAATGCTATCCCCGTTCTGGGGGAGGTGACCGTTTCTTGAGATTCTACGGAAACCAGTTCGGCAGCAGCTATGAAGAGCTGATCTCCTACTACCCGCGCTACTACCGCGACCTTTTAGAAATGGTCGCCATCCTCAACGCACAAGGAAAGCTGCTGGACGACGCGAAAGCCCAGATCGAGCAAAACTACCTGAACAACTTTATCGAATACATGGACGAAGCTGCCATTTCAGACCTTGAGGAGTTTCTTGAGATTCACAATGACGGCACAAAAACGCTCGACGAGCGGAAGAAAATTGTCAAGCCTTACTTTGCAGGCTTTGGCCGCATATCCTCGACCACCATCAAGGAAATGATAGCAGCCTACTCCGATGCCACAGCAGATGTCCGGCTTGAGCCGTTCGACGAAGCCGGGAACAATATGCTCTATATCGACCTGACCTGTGGACAGGGCGCGACCGTCCTTATCAACGACGTTTTGAATATGCTCTCCAAAAAGATACCTGCTCACATCATGTACAGGCTATTTTTGCGCTATACGTCGTCGGCCGCTCACTCCTACATCGGCGCGGGCTACCACGGCACGGCCCAGCGCGTGGCCGTGCCCATCGTGGGCAAGCTGTGCCCCCGCGAGCTGCTTTCCACCACCTACGCGAAAGCTGGGCTGTGGGGCATCCGGCAGCAAGAAGCCGCTCGAATCGCTGGCACCCTGCGACCGAAAGACCACAAGGCCGTCACATACGCCCCGGCGGGCTGCGCCGCCTACCGTATGCAGATGGCAGCATACATCAAGGGCGACATCCGCCCGGCAGACCATACCGCAACAGCCCCGGCCCCGGTGGGCGTGGCGGCTTTCCGGCAGCAAATTGAAATCAAAATTGGAGGTAACACATGAGCTGGAACAATTCTCTCTATACCAACGTCGGCACGAACATGATGTCCGAAGTGCTTTCCGGCGCAACCATGACGATCACCAAAGCCGTGGGCGGTGCAGGCACTACGGCCGCCGAATCGCTGGCCGCGCTGACCGACGTGAAAGACCAGAAGCAGACCCTTAAAATCCTCGGCATCGAGGATGCGACCGACAGCACCGGCAACGACGCTGGCAAGCGCATCAAAATCCAGATCACCAATGAGGACGTGGAAACCGGGTACATCCTGCATCAGGTCGGCATCTATGCAAAGCTGGCAGACGGCAACGAAACCCTGCTGATTATTATGCAGGACGACCGCGGCGTGGAGATTCCTTCCCACGCCGAGAACAGCGACTTCGAGATTGAGCTGTACGGCATTATGGCAATCTCGAACCTTGCCAACATCAGCGTGACCGTTGACCCGAACGCCGTTGCATCCGTGGCGATGGTGAACAAGCAGATTGCGCAGGTCAACACCAAGATCGACAAAGCCAAAGAGGATTTGCAGAAGGAAGTGCAGGAAACCTATCTGCCCCTGACCGGCGGCGAGCTGAAAGGCCCGCTGGTTATGCCCGGCGGCGGCACTGCCCTTAGTATTGAGGACAACGCCGCAACGCACAACATGGTCTATCGCGGCAAGGCACTGGGCACCAGCGTCACGAGCGAGCAGTGGGCAGCCATCAAAGCGGGCACGTTCAAAGACCTGTACCTTGGTGACTACTGGTCTATCGGTGGCATGGACTACATCATCGCAGCCTTTGACTACTGGTATAAGTGCGGCGACACGGCCTGCAATACCCATCACGCCGTAGTCATTCCCCGCAGCCAACTGTACACCTACAAGTTCAACCCCACCAACACGACCGAGGGCGGCTACGTTGGCTCTGACCTGTACAAGAACGGCCTGACACAGGCGAAGACCACGTTCAACAACGCTTTCGGCTCTGCCCACATTCTGAGCCACCGCGAATATCTGGTCAACGCGGTCACCAACGGTAAACCCACTGGCTCTGACTGGTACGACAGCACCGTTGACCTGATGAACGAGAACATGGTCTATGGCGGCCGCCAGTTCAGCCCAATGCCGGACGGCACCGACCCGTGGAACACCTGCCGCAACTACACGATCGACAAATCCCAGTTGCCCCTTTTCCGGCTGGCTCCGTGGATGAGCTTCGTTCGTGACCAGTGGTGCTGGCTGCGAGACGTCGTCTCGGCAGCCCATTTTGCGCGTTGCTACGGCGGCGGCAGTGCGGACTGCAACGGTGCCAGCGGCGCCGCTGGCGTCTGGCCTGCTGTCGGGCTGATCGGCTGATCGAACATCCTGCGGGCCTGTACCGCAGGATTGAGACAGCCCGGAAGGAAGTGGAAAAATGTCCATCCCGAAACACGAACGCACTCCGTCCCGGCTGGAAGCACAGCATCTTGCCCGGAAAATCAGCTTGGAAATAACGTCCGAGCTTGCGAGGACGTTCGGCTACAGCAAGGCGAAGTTTGAAAAGCACGTCGAGACCATGACAAAGTACCTGCCGCCCGGCCCCGACCGGGAGCAGGCGGCAGCGCAGATTCGAGAGCAGGAGCAGGACTTCAACCTGTGGCTGATCGAGCAGGAGCGGAAGCGGATGCATGATCTTTCCCGCGAGATTCCGCTCCATCTCCGCGCTGCAAATTCTATCTGGCCGTCTTGCCAGATGGAACTTGATGCACGGCGGCTTGAGCTTGACAGAGCTATTGCCGCCTGCTGGAAGTTACAGGATGAATTGCAGTATGTGGCCGAAGCAATTCCGGCAGATTTCAACAAATACACGGGCATTGTGCTTGAAATTGATAAGCTGGTGGCCTACATCAAGAACCTGCGAAAATCCGACGCGAAACGATTCAAAGCAGCGGCGCAAGCCGCTGCAAGTCCGAAACAGTAAACACATTGGGGCAGCCTTTGTTCGTCGTCTCGGCAGCCAATTTTGCGAATTGCAACGGCAACGGCAATGCGAACTGCAACAATGCCAGCAACGCCAATGGCGTCTGGCCTGCTGTCGGGCCTTTGGATTTCGCAACTGCACATGATGGGTAAAGCCCAGTGCAGCTCTGCGAAAGGAAAGGCTGTCCCTTCGTGGCGAAAGCTGCGATAAAGCCCCGAAAGGGCATCAACAGCGATGCTCCCAGTTACGACCGATGGAGCTATCACGCTGTTTTTTATTTTCTATGACAAAATTTGAGGATGCAAACTTTCTGTACGAAGCAGGAACGAAAGCGATCAAGCCGTCACCGTACAAGTACGGCACACAGCTTTTTGAGATGAACCACCTGCTTGAAACGGCAAAGCTCCAACGGGCTTTCCAGACGGGAACCTATGAGCCGCAACCGGGCGTGAAGTTCGAGATCAAGGAGCGAGGGCATGAACGCTTTATCACCAGCACAGCAACGGCGGACAAGGCTGTGTCGCACCTGACCTGCGACGAGTATCTAACACCGCTGCTGGAAAAGTACCTGCAATACGACAACTCCGCATCGCAAAAGGGCAAGGGCGTGGCGTTCCACCGCCACCGCTTCAAAGTCCATCTGCGGCAGTATTACGAGCGGGAGGGCAGCAATGAGGGCTATATCCTGTTTTCTGATTTTTCCGGGTATTATGCAAATATCCTGCATGATGTGGCTCTTGCTCAACTGGAAAAGTATCTCGCAAAGGAGATCGCAGACCCGGCAGAGCTTGAGCAGGTCATGGGTGTGTTGCGCACCACGTTCAAAACCTACGAGCTGGACGTGTCCCGGTTTTCCGATGAAGAAATTCAGAGAATGTATCGGGAAAAAGTCAGTTCCACGCTCAACCTTGGCATTCCTGCATCCGCCCTGACCGGGCAAAAGATGCTGCGGAAAGGCGTGGACATCGGCAATCAGATCTCTCAGAACGTCGGCATCTTCCTGCCTGTCCCTCTGGATAACTATGTAAAGATCGTCTGTGGTATCAAGGGATACGCCCGATATTCAGATGACTTTTATGCCATTGCCCGGACGAAGGAGGAACTGCACGAAGTTATGGATGGAGTGCGCCGGGAAGCTGCCGCACTGGGCCTTATCATCAATGAGAAAAAGACCCACATTTGCAAGCTGGGCGGCCAATACCGCCACCTGCAAATGCTCTACTCCCTGCACCCGGATGGCGAAATCACCTGCAAGATCAACCCGAAAGCTATCACCCGCGAGCGGCGAAAGCTCAAAGCCTATAAGCGGCTGGTGGATGATGGCCGGATGGAATACCGCGAAGTCGAAACCAATTTCAAATCATGGATTTGCGCCAACTACAAGTTTATGAGCAGGCAGCAAATCCGCAACATGAGCAGGCTTTTCAAAGACCTGTTCGGAAAGGACATCACATGGAAAAAGAAAGGACATGGACGGTTACGCTGGCTGATGGCACAGCCATTGAAAACCTGACCCTGAACAACGGCGCAAACACGTTTCACTCTCCCGCAGAGATCACGGAGGACACGTTCGACGGCAAGCTGTCGGAAGTCCACATTGCCGCCAGCGACGGCGATATGACCGGGTGCGCCTACCCGGACACCCTGCACGATGCAGAGCTTGTGCAGATCATGCAGCCCGCCGATACCCCGGACGGCCAGTGGGCTTTTATCCTGCGGGAAATCCCGGCAGATGATCTTTTCAAGGCGAAGATTCAGGCACAGCTTGACTATATCGCCATGAGTGCGGACGTGGATTTGGAGGATATGTAACATGGAGACCGAACACAGCAAGAAATTCAATGACATCAAGTTCTACTACGATCACCACATCTGGAGCAAAGCCACCGTAAAGAAAGCCTGCAAAACTGGCCGCATTACGGCTGCAGAGTATGAGGAGATCGTGGGGGAGCAGTATGCGGCATAAAAGCTGGCCCGACCTGTGCGAAAGCCTATTGGACAGGCTTGAAGCAGCAGGAGAGCCGACTGCCACGGAGCGGGCCGAATTTGGCGTTCTTATGGTGGATTGCTGCATGAAGGACTGCGGCGCAGACCTGCGGCCCAAATCTGAACAGATGGGAGGTGAACCGAAATGAGCCTGAAAGCCATCTGGGAAGCATGGGGGCCTGTCATGGTCACGCCTGCCGTCATCGTCCTGCTGTCCCTTGTCGAGATCGCACCCATCAAAATCAATCCGTGGTCGGCCGTTATGAAGTTTTTGGGCAGCCGCCTAAACTCCGACGTGACGGCCCGCCTCGACACGATGCAGCGGTGCCAGGCTGAAACGCGAAAAAAGCTGGACGAACATATAGCAAAGGACGACGCCCAGACCGCCAGCCTTTGGCGAACCCAAATCCTGCGGTTTAATGATGAACTGCTGCACGACCGGCGGCACACCAAAGAACACTTTGACGAAATCCTTGGCACGATCAAGGACTACGAGGGCTACTGCTCCACGCACAAGAACTTCCCGAACGGCAAGTGCGTCCACGCCATCGACAACATCAACCGCGTATATGACGAGCTTTTGGAAAGTCACGATTTTCTGTGAAAGGAGCTGATTTTATGAGCATCGTAACCTTTACCGCCGGGGACAAAACGCCCTTGACAAAAGACTTTAAGCGCAGCGAGTTTGAATGTCCCTGCGGCTGCGCCGCCCAGATGATCGACACAGAGCTTGTGGAAAAGCTGCAGCGCATCCGGGACGTGCTGGGCGTCAAAATCAAAGTGACCAGCGGCTACCGCTGCATCACCCACAACGCAAGCAAGGCCGTACAGGGCAGCCGAACCAGTAAGCACCTGTATGGCTTTGCGGCAGACTGGCGCACCCTCAACCGCACCGTCAACCCGGTCGCGCTTGGCATCATCGCACAGGCGGTCGGCTTTGGCGGCATCGGCATCTACTGGCACCCCAAAGCGGCCATGTGCCACGCGGACACCCGCGCAGGCAAGGCAACGTGGCTTTGCACGTCGCCGGGGGTATACCCCTCGACCACATACAACGCCTTTATTCTGCCCACCATCCGGCAGGGCAGCACCGGAGCCGCCAACCGTTCCGCAATCATCCTGCTGCAAAAGCTCTTGAAGCTCAAAGAGGATGGCAATTTCGGGCCTGCTACCACGCAGGCCTTTATTTATGCCCAGAAGCAGCACGGCTTGACCGCTGACGGTATCTGTGGCCCTGCATCGTGGCGGGCGTTGTCCGGCGCGGACAAGTACCTGAAAAAGCTGTGAGGTGATGCACCGTGCAGGAAGTTCACATCAACGTCACCCCAACCACACGCCACCAGCGCAAGAGAAAGGACACACAGCGCGGTTTTATGGATAAAGCCGTAATCTATTGCCTTTTCATGTGTACCGTACTGGACGCCGCGATTCTGGCCCTCTACTGGCACAGCGTCACAGCCCCGGACAGTCTGGCTATTGCTGCAATGGCCGCCCCTTGGATGGTCGAGTTTGGAGCGATGGCAACCATTAAGAAGCACAAAATCACAACCCCGGCCGACGACAGCCAGCCGGACGATGAAAACAAAGGAGAATAATCATGGATGAATTTCTGAAAGTCGCTATTACCGCCTGCATTCCTGCCTTTACCGTCATTTTCGGCTGGGGCGTCAATAAGGCCGCCAGCATCGCCAACAGCTATGTGCATAACCAGTTTGTGCAGCATTGCATCCAGAACGCCGCCAACGCGGTTTTTAACGCCGTTTCTGACGTCAACCAGACCTATGTTGACAGCCTGAAAGAAGCCGACAGATTCGACGAAGCAGCCCAGAAGCGGGCCTTTGCCGACGCTCTGGCTACTGCAAAGAAGTCCCTCACCGATGAAACCATCCTGTTCATCAAGCAAACCTTTGGCGACGTGGACGCCTACCTGACCCCCATGATCGAAGCACAGGTGCGCAGCCAGAAAACCTATATGTGATGTTTTCCTGACGCCGCGAAAACATGACCATTTTCGGCACCTCACGAAAATGGTATGCTCCCGACATAAATGCCGGGAACATCCGGCCTTAAACGCGCTTTTTGCAAAAAGTCAGCGTAAAATCAGCGCAAAACGCGCGATTTGCGCGTATTAAATGCGCGCCGCGCGATTCCATGCAATTATCGTGCAATCTCCGTGCGATTCCTGCAGCTTGACACCCAGCCGAAATCCGGGTAAAATAGAGCCACTTGAAAGGCTCCGGCCTTTGTAGAGAGCGGCCCGCCCGGTCTGGGCGTTTCGCTCTTGATTTTTATTTGGCCGCTATGGCAGCACAAAATCCCCTGATCTGACCGAAGCCCAACGCGCCGCGCCGGGTACATCGTTGGCAGACCGGGGGATTTTTTATTTGCTACTTGCTTAGAGCTTGATTAAAACTTGCTTAAAACTCAATCAAGCAAAGGCCCATCTTTGAGCATTTTTCGCTCGTAGATGGGCCTTTTTTCTTTTGCATATTTTGTTATCACACCTGTTGACTTTCAATCAAAATCGGAGGATAGTATTCTTGTAAGGCAGAGATAAAATCTCTTACAGAAAGGAATGAGGTGAATGGACTTGAACGTAAGTGAAGCACTTCTCCGGGCCATCTTGGTTCTGATCAAGAAGTGCGAAACCCTTGACGAACTGCGCGACGCTGTCGAGGAGATCGTTGGCGAGGGCAAATAAAAAGAGCGGCAGCCCCCTAAGACAACCGCTCTAAACGCCCCACAATGAAGGCGGATCGGAAGCATTACTCCGACCGCCTTTATTTTATTACATCCAGCCTTTGAAATCAAGATGCTTTTTCACATTTTGCACCGAGTTTTCCACACAAACGAGAGCAAAAAATATTATCATAGCTGTTAACGAACTCGCAAATAGGAGTGATAATATACTTGTAAGAACGAAGTACGCAACACAACATTGATTATGTTTCGGAGGTATTCACCATGAAGAAGTTTGAAGTCGGCCACGTCTACTTTGACCAGTACGCTTGCGACCATGAGACCATTTCCACCATCAAGATCATCAAGCGCACCCCGAAGACGGTCGTCTTTGAGCGCAACGGCAAGACCCGCCGCGCAAAGCTCTACGAGGACAGCAACGGCGAGTATATCATTCCCGACCACTACTCCATGGCCTGCGTCTACCGCGCAGAGCGGGAGCTGCTGGACGAAAAGCCGGAGCATGTCAACGCCCCTGTCGAGCAGGAGCAGCCTGCCGCAGCGGATAACACCATCCGCTTCCCGGCTGCTGCACAGGCTCCCGCCGCTGGCTACTCTGTCGCTGGCCCGCTGGTTGACTACACCATGCGCGAAATGGTGCTTTCCATCTTTGACAAGAGCGACCTGCGGGCAAAGGAACTGGACTTCCTTGCAGCCCTCACCGACCGCGCCAGCAGCGTGGCCCGATAAGGGCCGCTGCTGGGCCTTTCGGCAGCGGCTTTTCTTTTGCTCCATATACTCACAAATGAGAGTGAAAATGTTATCCTGCCTGTTGACTTGCTCCTATTTGTGAGTGATAATATAGACACAAGGGAACCACAAACACACATCAAAGAGCATTTGGAAGTATTTACCATGACTAAGTTCACCGACGGCAAGCAGATCGCAACCATCACCATGACCGACAACAACACCGGCTGTGACTACGAAAACGAGTTTTTCGAGGTCGGCGGCCTGAAGCTCAACGAAGAGCTGAACGCCTACGAGGTCGAGGACGTCACCTACCTGACCGACTACGCCCAGAGCTATGTTGACGGCACGAACCCCGACGTCGATTACACCGAAGACGAAAACGGCAACGTCATGGACACCCACACCACGCTGACCTACACCATCGAAAGCCTGTAAGGAGGGCAAGACCATGAGAGAAGCTAAAGAGATCGCCGCAGACATCAACGCCGCCGATACTTGGGAGCCTGAACTTTGCGCGGAGCTGTGCGAAGCGGCCGGCATGACCGCCGAATGGGAAGCGGCTGGCCCGGACGACTTTGAGCGCGTCCTGTTCGATGCAGCCGAAAAGCTGGGCGTCGAAATCATCTGACCAGCAGCACGACAAAGGCCCGGTAAACCGCGATTTGCGGCACCGGGCCTTTTCTCTTTACTTTTTCAGCTTGACGGCTGTTCCCATGGAGTATGTGTAGCTGGTTTTCATGCCGAAGCCGACGTTCTGGAAGCGAACTCCGATTATGGCATCAGCTCCAACCTTTTCACCTGCGCGTGTCAGATCGGCCACGAGAGCGGCGTTCACATTTTCGCCTACGACGGAATAGTCACCGTTCCGGCACTTTACCATTTCTTTCATGCTTGGCCCGTCCGCAGCGGTAGCGACCGTCACAAGGCCGATATATTCGGCGATCTCGACGCCCTGCAAAGTGTCCGTTGTTGTAATGAGCATGATATGTTCTCCTGTCTGTGGCGGGCATTTCTGCCCTGTATTATTCCGCGCCGTCGGCGCGATGCGACTTGATGAAATCGGCCATAGCCTTTTTGATAACCGCGTTGGGCGACGTTCCAGCAGCTTTGCAGGCGTCCTTGAACTCTGCCGCAAACTCCCTGCGCACCTTGGCCCCGACGATCATCATGTTTTCTTTGTCCCATTTCGCGCTGGCCCTTTTCTGCGATTCGTAAATCACGAAAAGCACCGCCTTTCTTTTGCTTAACAGTATATCGCGACGAAAGCCCATTTGCAACGTGGAAAATGTGTCGTTTTTCGTTGACACTGGACACAAAAACTGCCGAAACGCACCCGGAAACATTGATGTTTTACCTGTTGGAATCTCTGTTCAACAGTAGGACAATAAAGGCGCAGCAAGGGAAGCACGACCGGAAGGCAAGGGGCGAAGTATGAGCCGGGAGCGCAGTAAGTCGTGAGCGCGTGCTAAGTCAGTAGCCCACTTCCCGCACTGTTTTGGAAATCTGGGCAGCAGAGCAGACCGTCCAGAATTTCCAAATTTTTTTGAATATTATCTTTTCGCGCCTGTTGACAAACTCACAAACGAGAGTGATAATATAATCACAAGATGATTCACGGCTCACAAAGGAGAGAATGCAACATGAAACGCTATAAGGTCACTGTCTACAACAAGGTTGACAAAATCTGGGATGAATACGAAGTCAACGCCATCGACTCGGTGGACGCACGGAATGTGACCGTTCAGCGGCTGATTGACGAAACCGGGCACGGTCTGGACGTCTACGAGCTGACCGATGTTCGAGAGGTAAAAGAGTAAGGGAGGACAAAGCAATGCTGGACAAGAATGGTATCGAGATCAAGACCGGGGACATCGTGAGAATCACCGGCGCATACTTCAAAACCGACAACGCGCTCTATTTCGTGGAGCACAGCGACGGAGACCCCGACTGGTGCGGCAAAGACCATTGTCTGCTGAAGATCAAGCGCAACGGCGAACTGAGCAAGGCCAAAAATGCCGTCTGCTTCTGGCCGATCATGGTCACGGTCAACGGCTACGAGAAGTACACCACCGCAAAGCTGTGGAACAAAGAACATGCACAGATCGAGATCGTCGAGGGCATCGACAAAGCCCACATCGCCGAATATTTCCGCAGCCAGTCACAGCAGTGCGACAAGTGGATTGAGCGGTACTCTTGGGACTTTGGCGAGAATAGCCGCTCTGTCAACGACCAGAAGCAGTACAAGGCGTTTTATGATTCCGTCGTGGCAAGATTGGAGGGCTAAATCGTGAAAAAGAAAGTATTGAAGCCTTGCCCTTTCTGCGGGCAGGAGCATACGACCATCACTGAATCTAATACTGAGGGCATTCGGATTAGATGTCCGAAATGCAATATCACATTTACCCGCGATTTTTATGAACATCGCGGGGAATTGGGCAGGCAACGAACTATTGAAGCGTGGAATACTCGCCCTGAATAACCCCGCCTGATGATGGCTACATGGCAGCAGCCGAAACGCTCCACCCGGAGCGTCGCGGGAGCCAACCGCAAGAAAGGAGCATCCACATGAAAGCGAAAACCTACATTCTGCAGGCCGGGTTCCTGCCCATCGGTCAGACCGACGTGACAGGCTGGCGCACCTATTCTTTCCACACTGGCCAGGGAGCCTACGACAACGCCGTGGCCGCCTACCGCAGCGAGATGAACCGCAACAAGAACCCGAATGTCAAGTATCGCATCGTCAGCGCACATGACACCACCCGCAAGGACACCTATGTCCCAGTGTTCGGCTTTAAGAGCGCAGCCTGCACCCTTTAACTTGCCGGTAACTTGCCAGCAGGCCCGAAATATCATAATAAGGCGGTGAAAGATTGAACTATAAATACATCTGGGCGTGGGAAATCCTCAAAGGAACGACCAGCGCGGACATCGTGCGCGGCATCGTTTCACTTGCCCGGGAAGAAAACGCCCCGGCCCGGGCCATCATGCGGCTGCATGATGGCCGCTGGCTGACCCTCGAAGACCTGTCAAACGAAGAGCTTGTGCAGCAAATTGAGGATGAAGCAAAAACAATGATGTAACGTCAAACCACCACAACCCGATACCCTATCCATACATCTGTCAGAATCTGGTGCTGGTACTGGTGGTACTTAAAGGTTATATCAATTTAATCTAAGAAGGAGAACGTAAAGGTTACGATAAAGGGAGAACCCGCAATGAATGACCTGACCATTTTTGAAAACCCAGAATTTGGACGGCTCCGGGGTTTGAAGATCAGCGGTGAGCCTTGGTTCGTCGGAAAAGACGTGGCCGCCGCTTTGGGCTATGTTGATACAGCGCAGGCCATAAGAAAGCACGTCGATGATGAGGACAAAGGGGTCGTTGAAGCGACAACCCCCGGAGGAAAGCAAAAAATCACCGCCATCAACGAAAGCGGCCTGTACAGCCTGATGCTGAAAAGCAAGCTCCCCGGCGCGAAGAAGTTCAAACGCTGGGTGACGTCCGAAGTCTTGCCCAGCATCCGCAGAGCCGGGGCCTATGCCATGCCGGCAGCCGCACCCGCAGATGACGCCATGTTTGAAAGGCTCTGGGCCGAATTGGAGCGAAGACAGAAATTCAACAGCTACGTCGGGAAGTTCTGCGACTATTTCGGCTGGAGCCGCCGCTATTACCTG